TCACGCCGTTCCGGAGGCACGGTGATCGTGAACGGGATCAGGTGCAGCCGGCGTTTCATCGCCTCATCGATGTTGCGAATGGCCGGCTTGTGGTTGCCCGCGACGAAAAGCTTGAACTGCGGGAAGAACTCGAAGAAGTCCTGCCGCATGAAGCGCGCCGAGATCTTGTCGCCGCCGGTCAGGTTCTTCACCTTGGATTCGGCCCAGCGCCGACCCTGTTCGGTTTCGATGGCCGCCACGAAGCGCGCGCCGCGCAGGCCCGCCATGTCGGTCGGGTGCCGGTCGGTGCGTGTCTCCATGAAGGTGTCCATCGGCGCATTGGTCGCGTAGTCGCCGAGGATGGTGGCCAGCGTGCCCGCGAACACCGATTTGCCGTTCGCGCCCGTGCCGTACAGGAAGAACAGCGCGTGCTCCTGCGTGGAGCCGGTGAGCGCGTAGCCCGCCATGCGTCGCAGGTAGGCTTGCAGTTCGTCGTCACTGCCCGTGACTTCGACCAGGAACTGCCGCCAGATGGGGCAGTCGCCGCCCGGCGTGGCCGTGGTAATCTTGGTCATCCGGTCGGCGCGGTCGTGCGCGCGGCGCCTGCCGGTCCTGAGATCGACCATGCCGCCGGGCGTGTTGAGCAGCCACGGGTCGGCGTCCCATTCGGCGGTGGTGGCCGCATGCCGGCGATCGGCGCGCGCCAGGCGTTCGACGCCGCCGACCGTGCCGGAGCTGGCCAGCTTGGCGGCGACCTTGGGGTTGTCGGCACGCACGGCGGCGTGGCGGCAGACGCTGCGGATCAGGTCGCTTGCCGCCAGTGTGTCCTCGGTGCGCCAGCGCTGCCCATCCCATACCAGCCAGCGGCCCCATGCGGCGACGTAACGCCAGTCACGGTGGTAACGGCGCGTGAAGGCCAGCGCCAGCGCATCCTCGGTGCCCCACACGGACTCGTCGCTGCTGACGACCGGCGTGGCATCCTCATCGATGGTGTGCATCTGCAGGCGCGGGCCGTGGGTCAGGAAGGCGGCCACGTCGAAGCCTTCGGACACCGCGTCCGCAGCATCCCAGCCTTCGGCGGCATCCTCGGGTGGGTAGAGGATGTGGCAAGACTTGGCGCCGGCCGACAGGATGGCCTGCGCCGCCTGCGTCGCGTAGTCCCACCCCGGCTTGTCACGGTCGGGCCAGATCAGCACGGCCTTGCCCGCCAGGGGGGACCAGTCGGTTTTCTCGACCGGCGCGTTGGCCCCGTGCATCGCCGTGGTCGCGACGATGCCTGCGTCGATCAGCGCCTGCGCGCATTTCTCGCCTTCGACCAAGACCGCCAGCGATGCGCTAGTCAAGTCCGGCTGGTTGTAGAGCGGGCGCGGATCGGGCGGAGTCATCTTGCGACGGCGCGCGTCCCACGGGCGGAACTCCTTCTTGCGCCCGGGCGGGTCGTAGCGGTAGACGACCGCGATCAGCTTGCCGCAAGCGTCGAGGTAGTCCCACTTCGCTGTGGCCGGGCCGAGGTCGTCGACGGGCGCGTCCTTCTTACTCTTGCGTGCCGGTGCCGCCGGAGCGCGCCCGAGCAGTTCGGTCGCGGCATCGAGCACGCGCGGAAAATTGGCGTGGGCGTCGATGCCGAGGTGCGCGGCGATGAGGGTGAAGATGTCGCCGCCGTCGCCCGTGGCGCGATCCGTCCACAAACCCGCCTTGTCGCCGGTGAGAACGATCTCCAGGCTGTCGCCCGGACTACCGAGGACGTCGCCGACGAGGAACTTGCCACCGCGCTTCTTGCCTGCCGGGAACAGCGCGGCCAGCACCGACTCCAGACGCGCGCACAGTTCGGCGCGGAGGGCTTCGCGTTCGGCATCGAGGGCACGAGCAACATGCGTCTGCGTGTCGTTGAAATCAAGCATCTGCGGCCTCCTCAGCGGAGGGCTGCTGCGCGACGATCCACGCTTCCAGTTCGTTGGGCTTGAAGCGAACGAGCTTGCCGACGCGGTAGTGCGGGATGCGGCGTGCCTTGCGCTCCTTGGCTTGGGAGAGCCAGTACGACGGCAGGTTGAACATCAGCGCGGCCTGGCGCACGTCGATCAGTTGCTCTCCGAGCACCTGATTCAAGGGTGTGTTGTTCATGTCGGCGTCCTCCAGCAGCGGTCTTGCCACGCGCACATGCGGCATTCGAAATGGGTGGGATCGTTGAAACCGCGGGGCAGTAGTTCGCCGGCCTCGGTGGCCGTGATGACCTTCACCGCCCGATCCGACATGCGCTGGGCCAGCGCTGCGTCAAAGGCAACGAGCTCGAACCAGAGTTCCTCACTATCCTTGTTGATCGCGATGAATAGCGCCGGGTGCCGGCTGATGCCATCGACCGTGGCTTCCATGTACGCCTGATAGATCGCCATCTGCGCGGCATAGACCGGCTTCGCAACCGACACACCGCGTTTCACGCAATCCCGCCAGTTCTGCGCGTTCATGGTCTTGCACTCGAACAACATCGGGAATGACAGCGCCAGCTCGGCAGGAGCGGCAGTGATGATCCCGTCGACGTGCCCCTTTATCCGGCCTCCGGCGATCGAGAAGCCGAACTGACCGCCGTTGGCTTTCTGGTTGTGCAACTTGAACCCCGCCATGCGCAACCAGCGCACGGCCAGATCTTCCAGGACATGCCCGACCTCGAACACGCGCAGGATGCGGCCTGAGAAACCCCTGCCGGGGTCTGCCGGTGCGCCGGCATATTCGTACTGCAATGCGCGCTCGCAATTCACCCCAAGGCGAGACGCCCCAAGGTAGTTACGTGGCGTCTGCCGGGCGCGCTCGGCGTCCAGCGCCCGATCGATCACGTCGATCACCTGCTCGTGGAATGGCGGTTTGTGGTTAAAGTCGAGCATCGAGGTGCCTCCACGTTTTCTTGTTGATGATGTTGTCGATCGTGCCGCTACTCACCTGGAGCAAATCCGCCAGGTCGGATCGCGTGCAATGGCCTGATTCGAGAACTTTCCGAATTAGCTGGACTTGGCTTGAGGTGAGCCTGGCCGTACCGCTACGATCGCCACGCGCGGCACGCCCCTTGGCTTTCATGTCGGCCAAGTTCTCGGCGTGTGTCCCAAGCCAGAGATGCGCCGGGTTCACGCAGAGCGGGTTGTCACAGCGATGGCAGACATGCAGCCCATCAAGGATTGGCCCGTAGGTCAGTTCCCACGCCACGCGGTGGGTGGTGGTCTTCGCCCCTCGAATCGCATGACCTTGTGGCTCGCGACGGATCTGTCCATAGCCTCTGACGTTGGTGCTGCCTAGCCACAGCCAACAACCATCGGGACCAGCACTCATATCAACGCGACTCCAAAGCCGAACCGATAGAGGGATTGGCTTGCGGCGGTGGACGCACCTGTCTGAGTTCGGCCGATGAATGGCGTCTTTCTGCATCACGTCGCCCTCCCGCGTTGACCTGGCTGGCCCGCCACGAACTCCCCGGTTTCCCAAGGCAGGTCGTCCTCCATGTCGGCGAACAGGCTGGCCATCGGGTCGGGAGTGGGCGTCATGCCGCGCACGGGCGGGAACTTGGTGGCCTCGTGGTGCGCGACCATTGCGTCCGACCAGCAGGTGACGATGGCGTCGATCACCTGCAGGGCTTCGGTTTCGGAGTAGTCGCCCAGCGGCTTGGCAAACCCGATCTCGCCCGCTGCCTCGCCGAAGGCCCTGAGGCACTTCTTCATCGCGGCCAGTTCGACATCAGACGGATCGATCATGGCGACCTCCGTCTTGTCGATGCGGCCTTCCTTCGCACGCATCCAGTTGCCGTAGAGCATGTGGAAGGCGTCCTGACAGCGGCGCGAGCAGAACACCCAGTCGATCGCGTAGCGGCGCGGGTCGGCGGTCTTGAACCGACCATCCGTGTGGCCGTAGCCGCGCGCCTGTCGTTTGCAGACCCAGCATTTCACGCCACCTCCTCAAGATCGTCGATGAGCAGACCCAACTGCAGCGAGCCACCCGCGAAGGCCGCCATGCAACGGCGGTCAAAGTCGCGGTAGCAGGTCGAGCTGCGCGCAATGGCCGTCACCGCGTGAATCTGCGTTTCCAGACGGGCAAGCCCCTGGTCGGACAGCCACTGGTGGTGCTTCTGCGCTGATGGGCAACAGAGGCCCTTGCGCGTCCGGATCTCGTCGATCAGGTCGGCGGGCAGCACCGGGCCATAGACCCAGCGCTGTGTGATCTGGCCGATGATGTGAGGCGGATTCTGGTCGTGGCCCTGGTACTTCCAGCCGAACAGCCGGTAGAGGGCGCGGTAGTAGTCCGGGTGAAAGCGCCGCTCCCACGAGGCACACGACTGGCGCAGCAGCTTGGAGATCAGATCCTGCAGGGCGTCGGGCGCGCGGTGGTACTGGTAGCCCGTGGCCTCATCGATGAGCGCGACCTCGCCGGTGGTCGCGAGCGCCCGCATGATCTTCATGCAGTTGGGCACGATGCCCTGGCGGGCCTTGTGCAACGTGCCGCTGATGGCGGCGCTGACCACGGCCGATGCGACGTCGGCAATGATTCCTGCCGGGAAGAACTGTGCTTGCCGCCCCGATGGCAGCAAAATCGGCTCACGAGTTTTCTTCAATTCCGACAGAGAGTTAGGCGCAAAATCGGCTAGAAACCGGGCGAAACGGTTACCGTGGTTTTCGTGAAAGCCGAGCAACTTGGCCAGTTGGCGACGGACATAACCGCGTTCGCCGCTCGTGAGAACGACGGCCTCGCATTGCAGATCGCCAAAGCGCACGACGCCGTAGTGGCTGGCAGTGAGGACGGTTGCATTCATGGCAGCCTCCTCACTGAGCCCAGGACGGTTTGCCCGTCACGGGTGCGCGTTGCAAAGCGGGTGCTTGGTACGCAGGTGCTGCCTGCGCCGGAGCGCCGGAAGTGCCGCCGCCCGACGCCTTGGGCGGCACGCCCATCAACTTGGCGTAGTCGGGGTGATCCGGTTCGACCGCGACCTTGACCACGTTGCGATCCTGGCCCTTGCCGTCCTTCTCGATGTCGACGCGGGCGAGGAATTCGAGGCCATCCAGTTCGTGGAAGCCCTGGATGCGGCGCGCGGCGGCGGCCTGCGGGCCGTTGTCCTGCGGATGGACGTTGCGGGCGCTGTTGAGCGCGGCGCGGATGAAGCTGCGGCCCATCTGGCCCCAGGTCGGGCCCTTCTTGGAATGCAAGCCGATGTTGCTCCACATCTTGCGTTTGGCGTGCTCGCCGGCGGTGACGACGAACTCGGCGGCGAGGTAGATGGAACCGGTCTCGAAGGACTCGGTGGCGTAGCCGCCGCCCCAGCCTTGCTCGGGATCGTCGTAGCCACCGGGCTTGATGGTCATGCGCACCGGGACAGTGGTGCCCTTGGGGATCAGATCGAAGCCGGATTGCTGGGCATCGGCGTCGTTGAAGTCATTCCATGCGGTCATTGCGATTACTCCTGAGATTCGATGGATGCGGGGACGGCGGCGCTGGCGGGCACAGGGCCTGAGCCGGCGCACTTGGCGATCAGCGCGCTCAAGTTCGGCGGCTCCAGCAGGTCGAGGCGACCGCTGCGGTCTTTGGCCGGAAGGCCGTAGGGATTGACGGTGTGCGTGACGAAGGCGCGGTAGGAGCTACCGTCCTCGGCCTTGATCTCGGCCAGGGTCACCACCTCATCGACGATGCCGGGCAGCTCCAGGCTGGTTTTGCTGCCTTCGATCTGCGGGACGAACACCTTGCGGTTGAAGTCATCCAGTCGTTCGTCAAGAATGGCCACGAACACCACGTTCTTGCCCCGGGCGTGCTGCAGGTGGGTCAACGCACCGATCATTTCCTGGCCGAGCAGCCCGTAGGCTGCGCGCAGATCGGGCTTGCCGGAACGGTCGCTGACCGCGCCGGGCTGCGTCTTGCACCACGCGAAGCACTGGCGGGAAAGCTGCGTGATCGAGTCCAGGAAGAAGGTCTGGTAGCGACCGAGCTGCGTGGGGTCGCCAAACTTCTCGATGACGTGGTCGTAGTGCGCTTGCGAGAACGCGCTCTCCGGTGGCAATGACTTGTCCGGGCCCGCGAGGAACACGAAGAAGTCGCGGCTCTCGGGCCAGGACGCCGGGCGGATGGTGTCGCCCGGCCAGTCGGCTACGGCCAGATCGCCTGCCTCGATGTCGAGGAACAGCGTGGTGGCTGGGTCGAGGTCTTTGAGCCGAGACGTCTTGCCGATGCCGGACTTGCCCAGCATCAGTAGTTTCACGCCCTTGCGCTCGGCCATGCGCTCGACGGCGGACACGATGGGGAGTTTTTTCATGCATCACCCCCATCGGTGCTCAGGGTGAAGGACGGCTTGCCGGAATCGACCGTGCGCGCAGCGGCAAACTGCTGCTGCAGCGTAGGGGGCCAGTTGGTGTACCGGGACTCGGAGACGGAGAGCTTGATGTCGAGGTAGCCTTCGACCTTCTCGCCGGAGGCCGCGATGCGCTCGGCGATTTCGCTCAACTGCTTCTGGTTCCAGCTGATCTTCTTGGGCAGATCGAACTTGATGCGCAGCGGGCCGTCGCTGATATGGGCAGTGCCGAAGTCGCGGCCGGATTCACGCAGGGCCGCGCGTGCCTGCTCGCCGTAGGCTGCGTCGAGCGCCGCGTCGAACTTGGTGCGGGCCTTCTTGAGCCAGTCGATCGCAGCATCGAGGTTCCTGTCGAGTTCAGCCTTCTGCGCGGCGGGCAATGCTGCCATTTGGCCGATCGACATCTCGGCGATGTCGGCAGGAAAGAGGGTGATGTCGTTCATGGCATCGCTCCTCAGACCGCCGCGCGCTCAGACGTCGAGTCGTGCAGCGCATGGCGCTCGAACTCGATGACCGCGTCCACGGGGTAGCCCACGCGCTTGGACAGCTTCAGGTAGCGCGGGCCGCGACCTTCGCTGCGCCAGCGTTGCAGGGTCTTGGGGCTGACGCCCCACCGCTGGGCCAGTTCGTTTTCGTTGAGCACCCGACGGTCGCCGGGCGAGAGGCTGTTGATCGCCTGCTGGGGCGACCGGGGGATACTGCTTGCTGGTGTCTGCATGGAACGCTCCTGTTGCGTTGTTGAGGAACAGGTGTCATTCCAAACTTCGGATAGCGAACCTTGAAGGGACGCAATGGCGAACCACGCGGAAACTTCGGGTTCGCCAATCCGCCGGCGCCCAAACGCAGACGGCGAGCACATGGCTCGCCGTCATCAGAGGAAATCGGGGGCGGAACTCAGGCGTCCGTGAAGCCGAGTAACCGACGCTGCTCGCCCCAGTCGCGCGGCAGCAGTTCTTCGCGGCCGCGCAGCGTGTGCAGGTTCAGATGCCGGGGCTGGCGGCCCTCGAAGATCGCCTCGACGATGTCCGGGGCCAGCATGGTCATGCGCAGCACCTCTGCCGCCCAGCCTGGCTCCAGTTTGAGCGCGCGTGCCAGATCGACGGTCGTCGTATAGACGCCTTCGTCGAGCAACCGCTTCCAGTAGAACGCCTTGCCGAGCGTCTTGATCATCGGCACGTCCAAGCTGCCCGTTGCGGTGGCTGCATCGGGCGCGGGCGGGATCAGGAGCTTGCGGTTCTGGCGGCGCTTGATGGTCAACGGAACCAGCGTGACGCGCTGAGCGCCACTGGTGTAGCTGCGGGCGTCGGTTCCGACCTCGATACGGACGGCGCGCTTGCGCGGGTTCGTCGTGGTGCTCATGCCAGTGCTTCCTCGGTTTTCCCGCTGCTTTCCTCAACCAGCGGATGCGCGCCGATGTCGGCACCAAAGCCGATCCAGCCATCTTCGCGCCAGACGATGTCCAGCCCGTGCCCGTGCAGTTGCACCCGCTCGATCAGTAGCCGCGTGATGCGTTGCTGCTCGGCGGGGAATAGCTGCGCCCACACGTCGCCGATGCGCTGCATCGCCACCACTACCTGCGCTTCGTCGAGCGTGCTGCCTGCGAGATGCTGCTGGCAGGCACGCCAGACCGCGATCAGCATCTGCGGAGCCGAGAGTGCCGCGTGGATTTGCGCCAGCACGGCGCTCTCGATCTCGGCGGCGGGCAGATGGCCGACGTCCGGCCGACCGGAGGTGGGGGGCGACAGGCCCGCGCCCGCGTTGCGCCGCTTGTGCAGGTACGGGACGTAGTAGCGGTACTGCCGTCCGTTCTTCTTCTTGACGAAGGAGTGCAGCATGCGCTGCCCGTCGGGCGCGAAGAGCAGCCCCGCCAGCAGCGCCGGATGCTTGGCGGCGTGCTCGCGCGGCGCTTGCTTGCGCCGTTCGACGAAGGCGTGCGCCGCATCCCACAGGCCCGGCGTGACGATGGCTTCGTGCTGGCCCGTGTACCACTGGCCGTGGTGGGAGATTTCGCCGAGATAGATGCGGTTGCGCAGCATCGTGAAGAGGTACTGCTGGTCGATGGTGCGGCCCGGACGCTCACGCCCGGTCTGCGTCAACCACGCCTTGGTGGTGTGGCCTTCGATGTCTAGTTCCCGCACCAGCCGCGCCGCCGAGCCATGCTCGGCGTAGCGCCGGAAGATGTCGCGCACCAACGCCGCCTCGCGCTCGTTGACGACGAGCTTGCGCTCGACCACGTCGTAGCCCAAGGGTGGCACGCCGCCCATCCACATGCCTTTGGCCTTGCTGGCGGCGATCTTGTCGCGGATGCGCTCGCCCGTCACCTCGCGCTCGAACTGCGCGAAGGACAGCAGGATGTTGAGCGTCAGCCGCCCCATCGAGGTCGTGGTGTTGAACTGCTGCGTGACCGAGACGAAGGACACGCCGTTGCGGTCGAACACCTCGACCAGTTTGGCGAAGTCCGGCAGGCTGCGCGTGAGGCGGTCGATCTTGTAGACGACCACGGTGTCGATTCTCCCGGCCTCGATGTCGACCATCAGGCGGCTCAGCGCAGGGCGATCCATGTTGCCGCCGGAGTAGCCGCCGTCGTCGTAGCCGTCGCCGACGGCGATCCAGCCTTCGTGCCGTTGGCTGGCGATGAAGGCGAGGCCTGCGTCGCGCTGGGCTTCGAGGCTGTTGTATTCCTGATCCAGTCCTTCGTCGGTGGATTTGCGGGTGTAGACGGCGCAACGCTTCTTCGGTGTGATGCTCTGGCTGGCCGGGGGCAGTGGATTGGCGCGCAGTGACCTCATGCCGTCACCTTCTTCGCTGCGGGCGACCTGAGGCCGAAGAACACGGGGCCCGACCAGTGGCTGCCCGTGATGTGGCCTGCGATCGCAGACAGGCTCTTGAAGCGTTGCCCCTGGTACTCGAAGTCGTTCGAGCCGCGCACCAGCACGCGATGCTCGACGTCGTCGTAGATGCGGGTGAGGATGGTGCCGGGCAGCAGGCGCTGGCTGTCGCTGCGCAGTTGCTTGGGCAAGATGCCGGTTTCGCCGACTTCCTCGAGCTTCTTGCGCAGCGACGGCTTCAGGCCGCCGAAGGCGCGCTCCTGAATCCGGTAGGCCAGCCGGCTCTCCAGCCAGCCGCGATGATGGTGGCCGGGCCGCTCGTCGAAATGCTCGTCCCACAGTTTCCAGAGATCATCCATCGAGAGATGGGCAAGACCGGCAACCTGGGCGGCGACCGAGGTGGTGGTGGATGGTGCGTATGCCGTCATGGGCGAACTCCGTTGTTGTGATCGGGGTTCGCATTCACGCGCTGTTGGCCGGGAAAGCCAAGGCGAACGCATTCGCTGTTTTCGGTGGTGTCGCGCGACGGACGCGCGCGCAGGCGCAGCAACGCAGCGGCCAACAGATCGGCGATTTCCTGA